AATTTATGTCTAATCCTCCACCTTGCTCAAAATCTTGTGGAAGACCAGCATTTTGTCTTTGTGTAATCAATTCACTTTGTTGAGTTCCTTGTATTCTTACTCTTTTGTCTTTTCTATCTTCTATATCTTTTTCTTTAGACAATTCTACATTAGCTTTAATTTGAGCTAATTGTTTATTGTATTCAAATTCCTGAGCTAATAATTGTTGTTTTACCTCAAGTTCTGTTTGCATGCGTTGTATTTCAAATTGAGATTTCGCTTGCTCTACACTTACTTTTTGTTCAGTTAAAGCTTGTTGTTTTTGAACCTCAGCCATTGCTAATTCTTGCTGTGATCGAGTATTAGCCTCTGCTTGGGCTTGTATTAATTGTTGTTGTTGAGCCTGATCTCTTTCAATTTTTTGTCTACGTTTTTGCTTTAATAATTGATTGGCTAATTTAAGATTTTTTATTTGTCTTATATCTATAGCGTCTTCTAAATCAATACCCTGTTGTTGTAAAGCTACTTGAATGTTTTGTTCTAATAATGCTTGCGCTTCTTCTTCAGGTTCTAATTCTAAATAAATACCAAAATCATGTGTGCTTAAATTAGATATTTCAGCCAATGTTTGTGCATTAAATAAAGATATACTTTCTATTAATGCATTATGGGTTAAAGGAAAACTTAGTACATCTACTAATTTTTTAGAAATATTTTCACAAATTCTTAAGGCAATATATTGACTAGCTTGATTAATATGTTTAGTTGCAATATTAGATGCGTTAGCTGCCATTTTTTGTAAACCTACTAAAGCATCTTTGTCAGGCATACTCCCGTCTCTTGCTTCATTAAGTCCGGTGACATCTCTTATTAACTGTAAATAGTATTGATAAGTTTGTACTAATGCTGCTAATTTCTGGCCTCCTGATGAAGATTTAAGCTCTTGAATAGGGACTTTACCTCTATTTAATTCTCCATCTTGAGTTAAAGATCTACCAACTATACTACCAGTTTGAAAATACATATTTAATGCTTCAGCTGGATTATAATTTGTACCATTACCAAGATCAACTTCTGCTAAACCATCCATATCTAAGAAAACTCCGTCTGGGACCATCCTAGCTAATACTTGTTGCATTTTTAAATGCGTTAATTGGATCATATCAGCAAACCCAGTTATCTTACCTACTAAAGATTCAATTTTACCTTTATACATTCTAGGCGCACATATACCATAATTCATTTCCACCTTCGTAGTATCAGCTAAAGGTCTAGTCATATTTTCAGCAAGTTGCCATTTAAGCATTGTATTTGTTCCTAGAACTTTAACTCCTTCATATAATACTTCTATACTTCTAGAAACTCTATTATAATTATCACTTGGCGGAGGATTAAACTCATCAGTTTTTTGAATTATTTTATCTAACCCATTGTCTGTATGTTTTAATTTAAATACTTGGTTCATGTAAGTTTTATATTCAAAATATAATATTTGAACCGTATTATTATCATAATTGCCCCATCCTGTTATATATTGTCTATTCCCAGGCATTTCTTGAATTCTTTGTAATTCTTCATTAGAAATACTAGGAAATTGTTTTTTAAGCTCTGGTATTGTAATAGATTTAACTTCCCCTACATAATATATATCTTCAAAATTTGGATCTTCTGTATAAGAATATATCATATAAGCAGGATCTACATAGTCTACAGTTATTCCATTTGATTTATTAAAATTTGTTTTACAAGAAGCAATTCCACATACTACTAAATCCTGGTTTATTCTGCGTTTTGTTAACTCCCATTTATTTTGAGTTAAAGTTTGTGTTATAGCCTCTTCTTCAGCAATTTCGATAGCTTGCTTATAAGATAATTGCATATGAAGCTCTAACTCCTCTTTTGTTTGAGGCAATTCTAATGCAGATAAATTAGACTGTTGGACATCAACCCCTAAGTTTTCTCTAGCTTGTTGAATAAGATCTGCAGCATATATATCTTGAGCAATAGCAGTAGCATAATCTGTTCTTTGTTTTACTGATTGAGGATCTTGAGAATAAGCTTTAATATCATATTCTTTATTAGATATACCATTTACAACTATGTCTACAAACTTAGAAATAACTGGTACTGGTTTCCAATCTAAATTTAAATATGATAAATCTCCATTAATTGCTAATTCGTCTTTATATTTTTGTACAGGTTGTTCTCCTCTTGCGTATAATCTTAAATAATGATAGTTATTCCAATTTGTTAAATATCTATTACCATTAGTTCTGCCTTGATTAAACCACTCTGTCTCAATAGCAGATGCTACTTGGGAACCATATTCAATTGAAGCTTTTTCTGCATCTGGTACTACCTGACTTGGAAAAGCGCTATTAGAATTAGTGTATATTTTCATTTATTCAATTATTTTTGAAGTAACTCCGGTGTTTGTGTATTTTTTAATCCCTAAATCATAAATTTTTCTATCAATTATAGGGTTGGGTCTATATTTATGTTTATTACAAGCCATTATAGCAAGTCCAGAACTTATAGAAGCATCATGCGAAGTTCTATTATTTATATCAAATTTAGCCCAATCTTGTAATGTTCTTAGGAAGTACAAATCCCCGTGTGTACCGTCTTGCCTTAATCCTATATAGTCTTCTATATATGATTCTATTGCCGCTGCATGTGCCTGCTTTATATCTTCAGATGAGTTAGGTATACCACCTATTTCTCTTTCTGTTACTGATAATTTAGTATATTTTTTATCTGGCCTATTTATAGAGTATCCTCTATATCCTCTTCTTTTAAAATAATATAAAAGTCTTGGTTTATTATTTTCTGCAAGTATAGGCATTCCATAAAATATGCATGCCATTAATACATCTTCAAAAAATATCTCAGCTGTTTGTGGTCTAGCTATGTATTCTAAGAAAAAATGATTAATAGGATGGTTTTCCATGCTAAACTTAGTTAAGCCATGTAATGATCCATTTGAACCTCTTTTATCTACTGTTCCTGAAATATCATAAGGATCACACCCAAAAGCCCCTATATGTTCATTGCCAGGATATTTAAATCCATTTTTACTTACTATTTTATTTTGTAAATGATATGGTGGTACCCAAGAAGCAAAAAATCTTCCTTTATTATTGGGAGCAAAGACCACTTTACTATCTTTTATACCATCAACCCAATGGAAATTTCCCTGAGTTATTAATCCACTATTTTTAGTATCAGAATTCCAATCAATTTGCTCATATATTTTAACTAAATTAAATAAGCTATTTTGAGCTTCATCCCTAAAAGCATGCTCTTCTGTTCGTGGGAATTGTCTATAAAATTCATTTAAAGCATCATGATCTCCTTTTAAACCATCAACTTCATTTTGCCAATAATTTATAACCCCTATTTTTATTTCTGTCCCACGGGCATCAGTCGTTTTGGTTTTCGGTGTGTCGAATACAGGTAATCCATAAGAATCAATGTATCCCTCGTAATTCCATTCCATAGGAATGAACAGATTATAGAGTCCTGAGCGAGTCTGTCCGTTGGCATTTCTTTTTGTAACATCTGAATCATAATATAATTTTTTAAAATTATCACCACCTTTGTATAATGCATTAGAGGTACTTCCCATCATACATTTTCCAATAATTCTGCTACCAAGTCTTAATGTTGTTTTTGTAACCCTCCAATTATTTAATATATTGTTAGGTCTTTCCCATTTTCCTGATTCATCATGTACTAATAGTTTTAATTTTTCACCATCATAACTATTATCACCAGTATTTTTCCAATCAATTGTAGTATCTAACCCTTGTAGGTCAATTGCCATTTCCCCACTTATAATCTTTCTTCTAGTAAATTTAGAAGCTGGTACCCTATATGCTAATTCCGTTTTAGGTCGATCCATACCATCTTGAATCGGTTTAAAAAAGAAAGGATAATTAACTGAAATAGGTACGACCTTATCAGTAAACATTGTTTTAGCATCTTGTCCAGTTTTAGATAATATTCCATATCTGGAATCACTTGATATTGTAGCTAAATTAATTACTTCTCCAGATCCCATAAAAGAGAATCCTGATCTACGATTTTTAAGGTAACAAATTCCGTAGCATCTTGTGTCTGCTTTACAAGCTTCCCAGAATATAAAGAATAATCTATTGGCCTCTCTAAAGTCTGGTGGCCCAACATCAATCTTACTCCACTGCAAGTACATATAATGAGTCCCAGTAATATAAGTAGGAACATTTTTATTATAAAACCAAAAACCCAATTCTCTTTTATTGAATTCTTCATCAATATAATCATACCATTTTTCTTTAAAATCATCTGGATATTGCTCCCAATCAAATATAGTTTTTATTCTATTTAAAACTTTAGGTATAAGAGTCTTTTCCCATGTATTATTACTAAACTTCGTTATATCTTTAACAGGTTTAGGTAAAGCTATTTTAAGATTTTGTATTTCATATACTTCACCAATTTCACCAGTCTTACTAATAACTATAAAATCATGGTCTTCATTATACCCATACTTCCATTTTTTATACCTATTTTTTTGTTTAAGAATTTTAGGTTTAATATAATTAGGTAATATTTTATATAAAGTTTGTATATACATTATTTAGACCTCCCTTCTGCAAAACCTTTAAATTTATTTGGTTTTTTTTCATTAACTTTAGGTTTTTCATCTAATACATTCTTTTCTTCTTCGATTCTATTTAAAATTTCAAAAGCATCAAATATAGCTAGTTTTTTTGTAGCTGCTGCATTTTTAAGTCGATCCGCAGAAATATCTTGCCCATAATCTATAATAGGTTCTTTAGCTACTTTAATTAATTCATTAACTGCTACTTGCCCAGCTTGGATTATACTCAATTTGGTTTTCTTTGTTTCCATACTTTATAACAATATCATTTGATTTCATACAATATAAACGCCTTTCATCTACTATAAAGTCATATTCTCCATATGGAGTATATCCTACTGTATCCCCTTCGTGTATTCCTAGCGCTTCTAATGA